AAGACAGCCAGCCTACAAGGATGCAGTGTATCTGCTGTTCCAGCCTAAAGACCTAGATAAGTTTAGACAGTTTCTTGAGGATGAATATGAGCGTACAAAGAACATCATAGATGAGTATGATTATGAGGGAGGATATGTTGTTGTGGTGTACAAGCTCAATCCCAAATTCAAGAGTGATTTCTTGCTTATCAAAGAGGGTCTGTATTCTCAAACCTCTCAGGAGTTTCAAGCTCTGTTTCCCAAGATTGTGAAGATACAGAAGGACGGATTTAAGAGAGATGAGATTAGCTTGCAGTACCGTGTCTTCAATAAAACTGCAGATCTAGTTAAATACTGGGAAGATAAGCTAGGTGTGGAGTTTGACGAAGACCAGGAAATCTGGCATGGTTTTGTTTTAGAGGATGAAATTTTAGACATTGATAAAATTAATACAACATGTACAACAACCAAATAGCAGAGGTGCTAAAGAAAACCTATGGTGATGAGAAGTTCAGAATATATTGCGAAATGCAGATTATGAAGAGCAAACTGGAAGATGAAGAGCTCAGACAAACTGATAAGGATTCTACAGATGCTAATTATGAAGCGTTCTTCTGGGAACTTAAACTAAAAGAAACAAAATGACAACACTAGAATTACTAGAGAAATATCCAAAAGCCGCTGTTAAGGTGAGAGAGTGGTTTTTAGAGAAAATGTTAGACAATCTGAAGAAGGACGATGGTGTTCCTGAAGAGTTCAAAGACTATGTTCGTCAACAAGGCATTGATGATGAACGAGTTGCAAAAATCTTAGGGGCTAATCCTCGTACATTGTTTGATGTTTTCGATGCAAACCAGGTTTACATTAACATCGATGTATTTGTAAATGAAGATAGAAGTGCCAAGTTTAATTGGTCTATCAACCTTGGTAATGCACAGGGCTATTACAGAAAGAAGGACACTGACCTGTATGCATCTAGAACAGAGGCTGAAAAAGAGGCTGTAAACAAGGCTTTTGAAATTTTAAATGACAAACTATGAAAATGGATCCAATTGTGGAAAACGTAGTGAATAAGTACTATGAACGCTCACTTGCAGGGCAATCTAAGTATAGAACCACACTAATGGAGAATAATCATGATAACTATCTAAAGCATCTCCAAGAGGAACTTATGGATGCATCTCTCTATATAGAGAAACTTCAGAGCTTGGGTCAGGAGATAACCAGAATGGTTAATCTCTATCCAAATGATGCAGATCTTGGAGAGGCAATAAGAAAAATGATTAGATAGAATTTTCAAATTGTCTTGGATAGTAAAGGGCAGTGACTTAAATTTGCTGCCCTTTATTTTTTTACCATTAAAACAAAGAATTATGGATGTAGGATTGGACACGTTAAGTAAGTTAACGGTATTTAGTAAGTATGCAAAGTATGTTCCTGAGCTTAAACGCAGGGAAACATGGGAAGAGATTGTTGGCAGGTATGAGCAGATGATGGTAAAGAAATATCCTAAGTTAGAGGATATGATTAAGCAAGCCACTGGCTATATCAGAGACAAGAAGGTGCTTCCTTCTATGAGAGCTCTTCAGTTTGCAGGTGCTGCAGCTGAGGTGAACAATGCTAGAATCTATAACTGCTGCTATCTGCCTATTGACAGCATTCATAGCTTTAACGAGACTATGTTTCTGTTATTAGGAGGTACAGGTGTAGGTTATTCTGTTCAGAAACACCACGTTGACCAGCTTCCTGCTGTTACAAAGCCTGGAAAGAAGCGCACCTATTTGATTGAGGATAGTATTATGGGCTGGGCTGATGCTATAAAGGTGCTTATGAAAGCCTATCTAGAGGGATCTTTCATGCCTAATTTTGACTTTAGAGCTATCCGTCAGAAGGGAGCTAGACTGGTAACAGCTGGTGGTAAAGCTCCTGGTCCTGAGCCTCTGAAGATATGTCTAACACATGTGCAGGCAGTTCTTGATAGGAAACAGGAAGGAGAAAAGCTAACCCCCTTAGAATGTCATGATATCCTGTGTCACATTGCAAACAGTGTACTGGCTGGTGGTATCCGCAGATCTGCCATGATTGCTCTGTTTAGCCATGATGATGAAGAAATGATCACCTGTAAGTATGGTAATTGGTGGGAGACTAATGAGCAGCGTGGTAGAGCTAACAACTCTGCTGTTCTCAAGAGAGGTGATGTTATGGCTCAGGAGTTCTTTGATTTGTGGAAGAGAATTGAAGCTTCTGGTTCTGGAGAGCCTGGAATCTACTGGACAAATAATCTAGACTGGGGAACTAACCCCTGCTGTGAGATTGCTCTCAGACCCTATCAGTTCTGTAACCTGTGTGAGGTGAATGTAAGTGATGTTAAAGATCAGGAAGACCTGAACAATCGTGTCACTGTAGCAGCACTGTTTGGTACTCTGCAGGCAGGATTTACAGACTTCCACTATCTGAGACCCATCTGGCAGAAAACCACACAAAAAGATGCTCTGTTGGGTATTGGTATGACAGGCATTGGTTCAGGGGAAATCCTGAAATACAACCTGGCAGCAGCTGCAAACATTGCTAAGCTGACTAATTCTCTCATCAGTGAGCAGTTGGGAATCAATGAAGCAGCTCGTATTACATGTGTAAAGCCTTCAGGTACAACGAGTTTGGTGCTTGGAACAGCTAGTGGAATACATGCTTGGCATGCTCCATATTACCTTCGCACTATGCGTTTTGGTAAGAATGAGGACATTGCAGCATATTTGATGGTGAACCACCCAGAGCTGTGTGAGGATGATGTTCTTCGTCCTAAAGATACAGTGTGTGTACGCATTCCTGTTAAGGCTCCAGAAGGATCTATTTTCCGTACAGAAACACCAATTGAAACTCTTGAACGCGTTAAGAAGTTCTCTACAGAATGGATTAAGAACGGTCACATCAGTGGTGATAACACTCACAATGTTAGTGCTACAGTGAGCATCAAAGAAAGTGAGTGGGCTAATGTAGGAGAGTGGATGTGGACCAATCGAGATGTATATAATGGCTTGAGTGTCCTGCCCTATTGGGACCACACTTACCAACAAGCTCCTTTCGAGGATATTACAGAAGAAGAATATAACAAACGCATATCAGCACTACATGCTCTTGATCTCACCAAGGTGACAGAACTAGATGATTCTGTAGACTTTGGTCAGGTCAGTGCTTGTGCAGGAGGACAATGTTCTCTTGACTAAAATAAATTTGGTAATTTCACAACTATTACATATCTTTGTGTAAATAGTTGTGAAATGCCAAAGATAGTTAATCCTATTGGAAAAAAATATGGTCTACTTACTGTAGAATCATTTGCTGGTCTTACCCCTTGTGGACATAAGACTTATAATTGTATATGTGATTGTGGAAATCATGCAGTTAGAACAGGTACTTCTATAAGAAGAAGTGAGAACTCTAGCTGTGGTTGTTTCTCTAAAAAAGGTGCAGAGCATCATCAATGGACAGGAGTAGGTGAGATATCATCTGGTTTCTGGCATGATCATATAGTAAAAAGTGCAAATGGTTCAAAGTATGGTAATAGAACACGTAAAACAAAAGAACTTACATTAACTATTCAGCAAGCATGGGACTTATTTCTTCAGCAAGATAGAAAATGTGCTCTTTCTGGAATACTATTAACATTTCCAAAAGTAAATAAAGATAAATCCTGGACAGCATCTCTAGATAGAATAGACTCTTCTAAGGGATATATTCCAGGTAATGTACAATGGGTACATAAAGACATTAACATCATGAAGAATAAGTTTGATAATCAATACTTTGTACAGGTTTGTGAAGCAGTTGCTAAAAGAAAACAATTGGCTAAACAAATGAGTGAAGAAGTATCTAAAATGAAGCCTACTGTAGATGTAGGTAAAGATCTTTCTGATCACATTGACAGCATGGCGTTAGAACAATTAATTAAACGTGCAGGTGGTGCATGCGAAATCAATATCTAATGAAATACCACAAAGATTTCATAGAAGGTATGCATTATTACTTAGATGGTAGTAAGGTGGTGTTTACAGAACTGTTCCATAAGCAACGTGGAAGTTGTTGTGGTTCAGGGTGTAGACACTGTCCTTATGAACCAAAAGCCACTAAGGGTAATAAAAAATTGAAAGATAAGAAGACGTAATTTTCTGTTTTGTTTTGTGATTAAACGGCCTGATATTTCTATATCGGGCCTCTTTTTTTTCTTGAAATCTTTGGAAAAAGTGTGCAGAACTCGTATATTTGTAACATAAAAATCAACAAAAAATGGCAAAAGCAAAAGAAGCTAGCAGTAGTAGTAAATTAAAAGAAGCTCTAGAGAAACTAGAGAAGTCCTATGGTGTGGGCACAGTGCTTGCACTTGACAGCAAGACAGGAGGTGACTATGATGTTATCAGCACAGGATCAATTGGATTTGATTATGTGACACTGGGTGTAGGAGGATTTGTGAAGGGCAGAATGTATGAACTCATGGGCTGGGAAGGTACAGGTAAATCAACCATCTGTGGTCATGCAGCAGCTGAATGTCAGAAGAGTGGTGGTACAGTGGTTTATATCGATGGCGAGCATGCTGTTGATAAGAACTATTTCCAAGCTCTTGGTGTAGACACAACAAAAATGTTAATTGCTCAGCCTGCGTGTGGTGAGGAAGGCTTTAACATTGCAATGGAACTCATCAATAGTGGTGAGGTGGATATGGTGATTATTGACTCAGACTCATCCTTGATTCCTAAGAAGGTGTTAGATGGTGAGGTGGGTGATAGTGCTATCGGTAAGAAAGCTGTACTGAACAGCAATGCCTATCCTAAGCTGAAAACAGCTGCTGCAAACAATAATGTTTGTGTTGTAGTGATTAGTCAGTATCGTGAGAAGATCGGTGTAATGTTTGGTAATCCCACAACAACACAAGGAGGTCATGCTCTGAAGTTCTATTCAGATGTACGCATCGAGGTGAGCAGAAGCTTAGCTAAAGAGGGTGATGTCACCTATGGTAATATCACCAAGGTGAAAGCTACCAAGAACAAGATGTGTCCTCCTTACAGACTAGCCAATTTTGAGATTGTGTATGGTGAGGGTATTGACAAGCTTCAAGAAGTATTGGAACTAGGTAATGAGTATGAGGTGCTCAAGAAGTGGGGCAAGACCATCACCTTCAATGAGACCAAGTATGACCTAGAGGAGTTTAGCAAGATGCTGAAGGACAACCCAGAGTTCTATGCTGAGATTAGAAATGCTATCGTTAACAAAATTAAAACCATTAGCCATGAGCCTGCAAGTGAAGTTTAGAAAGCTCAGCACCACAACCAAGCTCCCTGTAAAGGGGAGTTTGGATGCTGCGTGCTTTGATGTTTATGCTACATCCATTACATTTAAGAATGGGAAAGCTGTGTATGGGTTGGGATTTGCCACAGAGATTCCTAAGGGATATAGAGGTGTTCTTGCCCCTAGAAGCAACCTATCTAAGCATCCTTGGATAATGGCTAATTCTATAGGCATTATTGATTCTGACTATCGTGGGGAGTGGATGATGGTGTTAGCCCCTCTTACAGGAGACCTAACAGAAACAGCTCTTCCATATGGTGTAGGAGAAAGGTGTGCTCAGATATATTTTGAGCCAGTGTTGGAAACAGAATTCGTATTAACTACAGACCTGGAAGATACCAACCGAGGAACAGGAGGTTTTGGATCTACAGGGACACAAACTATTGAAAAAGCATGAGTGTACAAGAACTAATAAAGATTAAGCAATACCAACGTGAGTTTCAAGAACTGTTCAATAAACGTCTAGAAATAGACTTTATAACCATGAAAGGTATTGATGTCACTGAGATTGATGAAATTGATCTAGAGAACCTTCCTAATAGAAACACTGTAAACCTGGATAATCTGCTCAACGAATGTGTTGAAAAGCATGGAGCTGATATGGAGAAGATTAGACAAAAGTCAAAGCGTCTGCAGGTGGGAGCTTATACAAAAGAGCGTCTGGCTGTTAGGGAGTTCTGCAAAATTGTTGTACATTTGAAAGGCAACATCAATGAGGCAGCTAGACTCATCAATCGAGATAGAAGTGTTATTTACCATTATGCAGGAATGCGATGAGGTTAACATGTAAATCCTGTGGAGCACCGTGTGAAGGAGAATATTGTTTCAGGCACAAGCCTAGAAAGCCCCTACCTAAAAGCAGAGGTTTCTCAAAACCTGTAAGAAAACAGGAGGACAATCGACAGATTTCCGAAATGAGAGACTTTTTCTTACAGCTTTGGCAAAAGAAGAGGCACTACTCAGAAGTGAGTGGGAAATATCTAGGTAAGGAACCTTTGACAGTGTTCTTCCATCACATTCTCCCAAAAGAAAAATATCCAGAAGCTTCTCTGGATGAGGAAAATATCATATTTTTGACACTAGAAGAGCATGATCAGGTGGAAATGGATATATACAGATATGAGGAAGTGAATAAAAGACGTGCTCTGTTAAAATCAAAGTATGAAGGAACCAAATAGAGAGCGTAAAGCTGATATCAAGTCTATAAACGCCATACAACTTAACGATGAACAGAAGGAGGCAAAGAGGTTAATCGTTGAGAATCAAATAGTTATCATCACTGGAAGAGCTGGTTGTGGCAAGAGCCTTGTATGTGCTCAAGCTTCACTAGACTTTCTCAAGAAGAAGCAGGTGAATTGTATTTACAATACTAGAGCTGCTATTGAGGTAGGGAAGAGCTTAGGCTTTCTCCCTGGTTCACTTGGTGAGAAGTTTGATCCTTATATGGAAGCCTTTATTGAGAACCTGAACAAATGCTGTTCTGATAAGAAGGAGGTGGATAAGCTCATTGAAGATGAGAAGGTGAAGGCTCTCCCAGTTCAGTTCATCCGTGGTAAGACAATCGATGATGTGCTAATTGTAGAAGAAGCACAGAATCTAACAAAGATGGAGATGCTAGCCATCATCACACGTTTAGGTAAAACAGGAAAGATTATTATCAATGGAGACAATGAACAGAAGGATATCAAAGATGAGTTTAACGGACTTAGTTATATTATTGAGCTTTCTAAGAAGATTAAAGAGATCAAATGGATTAAGCTGAAGGTGAATCACAGAAGTGATTTGGTAGGCAAAATCCTTGATTATGAATACGGTAAGTAAACAATTTAAAACCAAATACAATTTATGAACCAATTTTTCTACACCAGAAAAAGTGAATCTGGTGCTGATGTAAGAGACAGCTTTAACATCAACAAGGTGATTCGTTCCCTGAGTAACGAAGATGGTACAGTGCTTGTACTGTTAGATGATTTGCATGAGCGTGCTCAAGAGGTGCCTGATATTGATCCTCGCACTAACAAGATGAAGGGGATGAAGCGTCAAAAGAACACCTTCCAGTCTGAGATTTCTCTTAGCAAGGAAGATGGAGAAAGATTCTTTAACCTGTTAAACATTGAGAAATAATGGAATTCAAGAAACTGCTGGGAAACCGCATCTATGTAGAGATTCCCAAGAAAGAAGAAAGCAAGTTGGTGGTAGATGAAAACACAAAAGAGGCTCTCCAAAGGGAGATGTTGAAGAAGATGTCTAGACTTACAGTGTATGCCGTAGGAGATCTTGTTACAAATATCTCTGTAGGAGATGTAATTCTGGTAGATCCAGGATCATTGTCCAAGGCTCATGTCATTCCTCTGAGTGATGAACTAGATGTACTTCTTGTATCACCATTTGATGTCATCCATGTCTGGTAATTTACCATTTATATCCTGTAAGTGCATCACCTACGGGAGAGTAGAAACGCTTGAGGAGAGTCTAAACGCTTTCCTCAAGCAGGACTACCCTGCTGATAAGTGTGAGCTAGTGATAGTGAACGACTATCCCTTACAGACCCTCAAGTTTGATCACCCACAGGTGAAAATATATAACGTCAACCAAACATTCAGCACCATTGGAGCAAAGGAAAACTTTGCTACAAATCTGTGTGATGGGGATATTATATGTCAGTGGGATGATGATGACATAGCTCTGCCTAACCATCTACAGAATGTAGCTGATCACTTCACCCCAGAGACCAACATCTTGCATTGGAAAACAGGTGTATATTATAATGGAGATAGTATTACAGATGTTACATGGATAGGTAACTCTGGTATTGTATTTAGAAAGTCTGCCTGGGAAGCCATTGGTGGTCATCCAGATGAGAATGCTGGATATGATATGACATTCATAGAACGTCTGCACAAACACGGAGGACGTAAGTTTGCTGAAATGCCTAAAGAAAAGGCTAGCTGGTTCTACATGTGGGGAGGAAGAAGCTATCACATGTCTGGTCAAGGACATGATAAACCTGGCTCACCGAATGTTATACAGAGACATTCAGCACATGTAGAAAACCTGAGAATGCAAGGAAAGATTCCTACAGGAGATGTTCAGCTAACACCAAAATGGAAGCATGACTATAAGCAAATGCTTACAGACTTTTTAGCTCATCAACATCGAATATTCTAATGGTGTTATCACCATAGTTGGTAACAGCCACCTTACTGCCTAAGAAAGAAATACCATGGGGGAAATTAAATCCCCCAATTCTTTTTACAATAGATAGCTTGTTGTCTACAAATTTAAAATGTAGGACAGTGTCATCTCCCTGGATGGTAATAAATCCATCTTCTCCATTCACCACAATAGAGTCTGTTTGTCCGTGGAATGTAACTTCATCTATTTTCTGAAACGTGTTCTTATCAAACGCATATAGAATAGACTCTCTAATCACTGTTGTCTTGCCTATCTGAGGAAGACTAGCTGCACATACGGTGAATAACACATCCCCTACAATACATACATCCTTGGGGTAGTGCTGCACATCTTTGAAGTTTTGCTTGATTACACCAGTGTTGACATCTATAAACAAGATTCCTTTGTTATGGTCACTGTTTGATGTAATGATGATTGTGTCCTTGTCTACAATCTCACAGCCATGTGCTTTTGTATTGATGACGGGAATCTCTTTTCTAAACACGATAGTTCCATCTACTAGATCGTATATGGAAGCATGTCCGTTGGGCTCCATATATGGATAGTCTGATGTTAAAATAACACCGTCCTTATATTTCATAAGATCTGGAGAATGCCTAGTCTTCAGCTCCTGGAGAATGTTATGTCCGTCAGGAGTGATTTCAACTAAATAGAGCTTTCTGCTATTGAAAGCAGCTGATACAAACAGATTCTCATTAATAAATGCCACAGCTGTAGCTGTAGAATATCTATCTCTATTTCCAACAGTCACCTTAGGGTCAATGGTGAGTTCCTTTCTAGGCATTTCAATACGTAACATAGTCTTTTGTGGTTTTAGTTTGGGGATTTAGCCATGAGCTTGTTCTCTGGCAGTTATTAATATATTCAACGTACTTATTTCTTATAGCAGATCCGTGACCTGTTTCTTTTCTCATGGTGAGATTTTCTCCATGAAGTCTTCTGTAATATGCCACTCCATCCAACAGAGTGCTTCTTAACTTATTATAAATGAGTCTGTTGTGAAACTCTGTATCAGCTGCACACACCCAGGGATAGAATCCATTTAGAGAGTTGAACACATGACGTTTGATTGCTATAACAGCATCATTCATCTTGTTTCCTTTATCATCTATCTTGTTATAGAAGTTGACATAGTTTAGCCTTATGTAATCATTTATAGCCAACTTCTCATCTATCCTATCTATAACTCCTTCAGCAAGAACATCATCAGAATCAAAAAACAGAATATGCTCGTTAGATGCTTGATTAATCAGTGTGTTCTTGATTATATAAGGTCCTACGTTTTCTGGAAAGAAAAACAGGCGTATGTCTGATCTATTCTTTAAGTGGTCAAATGTTTCTTGACAGCCGTCTACACCCACCAGTATCTCAGCTCCTTGTATAGAATCTAGACACTGATCTATGTATTTTGTAGCCTTATATGCAGGGATAATAACACTAACCATTAGTCAATGTCTGTTTCTCTATAATTCGGAATACTCATGATTATGTATGTATACTTACTGGGTGACTTTCTAAATACATATCCTTTGTTTCTCATTCTGTCAACCAGTCTCCAATCGTGTTCATATTCAGCATCTGGCTGGTATTCTTTCTTAAGTGCCTCAGCTTTGAACATCAACTCAGCATTACCTATACCCCCTCTTGTTAAACAAGAAGTTCTTTCCTTGTTCCAGGGTTTTGTATATGCATTAAAGAAACCACAATCCACCTCTGGATTCTCTTCCATAAAGGTGTAATAGTTGGTGAAATGATTAGGAAGGAGCATGTCATCATTATCTAAGAAGCAGATGTATTTACCTGTGGCTAGCTCGATTCCTCTTTTTCTAGCCATGTGTCCCCATCCACCTCCACGTTCTGTAAGATTTTCAAAAATCATCTTACCACCTCTTGCAGGAGCTTGCTCTTCATACTTCTTGAAGGTGCCATCATCTAGTCTCTTTTGAAACTCAGGGCACGCATCTCCAATAAAAATAGCTTCCCATTCATCAAATTGCTGAGCAAGAACAGATTCAATTGCTCTAATCGTCCTTTGTGGTCTCTTCCAACAAGGACACACACATGTTATTTTCATATTGGTTTAAATTAAAAAGGTCCCTACTGTGAGGGACCTCTTATTACTTGGAAAGACGCTTTTGTTTCAGAGGCCACATCTTGCTCTTTAGTCTGAGCTTTGTGTCAGCCTCTTTCATATAATTAGCATTAGGACGAGGGTTATGTACCTTCGGTGCTTTTTTAGGTTTACCTGCTTTCATTAGCAACCATATTTACATTTACCACCAACCATCATTTTCTTAGGAGCTTTACCAGCTTTCTTCATAGCAATTGCTGTAGCAGCTTGCTTCTTTGTAGCCTTTCCTCCTTTCTTCATCATCATAGGAGCACTATCCATAGCTGCTGCTGCACGAGCTTTTCTTCTCATAGGAGCTTCACCTCTTTCTCTTGCTACTCTAGCTCTTTCAGCTCTTTGCATAGGTGTAGTGGTGGACATTATACCATTGGCAGCTTTCTTAGCTTTAGCCACCTTGCTTCCTTTCTCAGCTTTAAGTACACCACGACCAATCAAAACATCAGCTTTGGTGATCTTTTTATCATTGTTCAAATCAGGAAAACTTTTACCAGATTTAGCTTTCATGGGAGTAGAATATCCACCCATTGCCTTTTTAATTTTTGCCATTGTTTTTAGATATTTAAATTGTTAACAGTTCCATTTACGAAGACTCTTATTGATTCTGCTATTAGGATCATTAGCAGTTTTGGCGGATGTCAGTTTCTTCTTCATACCTGACATTCTACTACAAAATGATTTACGTCTACTAGCAGCTTTACTTCCAGGCTTAAGCTTGGAAGGTTTAGTGGTGACAGCAGTTTTGAGTTTGCTTCCAGGATTAGCTTTTCTATAGCTTGCTACTCCCTTTGCATTCAACCCACCCTCAGGATTCTTTCCTTCCTTTCTCTGCCAAGCTGGTGTCTTACCACCATTCTTCATGATCTTTTTAGCACGAGGAGCACCTGTGAGAAGTCCTTTTACAGTTCGTCTAGACTTCAAAGAAGCAACATTTCCTTCATCATCAGTCTTAATCTTGGTGATGTAGTCTCTGCTATCTTCTTTAAGCCTTACCTTTCTTCCTGGTTGTGCTTTTGGAATCCTTGCCATTTTTCTTATTTTTATAGTAATCAGGATTGTCCTTGTGCCATTTTCTAACAGAAGCAACACCTTGCTTTACTGTCTTAGCTTTGGCTTTCTTGGTGAGGTTAATCTTGTCCCACTTACCAGCAGGAATGCCAGCTGTGTGGTCTACAACAACATCACCCTTCTTATTCTTAAATACCTTGTGAGTCTGTCCCCCTACCTTCACAATTGTACCACCCTTCTTAAGTGTAGAGCCTTTAAACTCTCCTTTCTTCTTAATCAGAGGACCATTAGGAACGGGAGTGAAGGATCCCCTTATAGCAGGAATGGTGTCCCCATATTTGAGAACACCTTTTCCTACATAGGCAGAAGCCTTTTGGGGATTCCAGGGACCAGCTTTTTTAATTCTGGGCATTATTTTTTCTTCATCTTCTTGAGAGTCTGAGCAAGACGAGCTCTCTGACCCATTTTACCAGGCTTCTTTGCAGCAGCTGCAAGCTTACCAGCAGGGATGGTTTCTCCTTTCTTAACACCAAGAGACTGACGCAAAGCTCCAGGCTTCTTAATGGCTTTCTGAATCCATTTACCACCCTTAGCTACATTTGCACCTTTCTTAGCAGTCATTTTAGTAGCACCCAGCTCCTTATCTTCTGTAAGGGGAGCTTTTCCTTTTGATCCAGCTAGTGTTTTCTTTTGAACTTTTGTCCAAGCACCTTTAGGATCAACAGGTCCTACACGCTTGTTGGAAGCAGTGAGACCCACTAAACTTCCACCTTTTGCTTTAGTAATCTTTGCCATTATTATTTAGATTTAGCTTTAATCTTCTTCTCTTGTTTAAGCATGGCAGCTGTGGGCTTCTTGCCAGGCTTGCCAGCAGCTTTATTCTTCTTAGCTGCAGCACGAATGTTATCCCACAAACCTCTTTGAGAAGTGGAACCATCAGCTCTTTTGAGCATCTGCTTACCACCAGTCTTCATTTTCTTCTTAGGAGCAGCTTTTGGTGACTCTTTCATAAGCCAATCACCATAGTCTTTTCTACGCTTCTCTTCAGCAGCATACTTCTTAGTACCTACACGAAGGGTATCTCCATACTGATCAATCAGATATGGATTCTTTTTCTTGGGAGGCTGTTGTGTTGCCTCTCCATTTCTTGCTTTTTTGACTCTCATTTTTACAGATTTGCGTCCTGTGTATCAGGAACTTCTTTAGCAATACCATCCTCTACAGCTCTACCGAGCGTACCTTCAATAATCTCATTAGCTCTAGCAGCTAACAGAATGCGAGCAGCTTCCTCTGTGCTGAGGACAGCTCTTAAGGTGTTGAGTACAAGTCCAAATTCTGCCCCAGAGAGGATGAAACTATCTTCAGGTCCCCAGGTGTACTTCTTGTTAGGATCGTAGGTAATCTTGTTTGCCATATGTAATTTTGGTTTTAATAACAAAGATAAGGGAAAATATTCTAATTATCCAAATTTATTTCAAAGTTGATTACGGCTGAGGTTTTGATGCTCTTGGATAATATCAGCCTGATTTGGAGCATGTTATGGAATTTCAGGATCTCCTCTAAAAGCAGCTCTGTATATTTAGGTAGACTAGGGGCTAGCCTGAAGTGGTAGGAGTGGGGATTCCTTGTAATCTCCAAGGATGAGAGCTCATCAACAGAACTAAGTATCCCCTCAAGGTGAGCAAAATAAGCCATTTCGTTATCTTGCATCACCTCAGGGAAAAACTTCTTATTTATTTGCATTAGGACAGTGTTAGCAGGTACTTGGTTTTAGCAGCCTCACCACTCAAGCTATCAGCCAGATTTGCAATGTCATGGTAGCCATTGCTCTCAGCAAAGCTCTTCAAGCTAGACGCAAAGCCCATCAGCTCACTCACAACAGCTGTTGCTGTAGCTGCTCCAATAGGATCAATCTTATATCCTGAAGGACGCTTTCCTGTGTAGCCCATAAGCTTCTCAATCACACCATCCTTGAAATCATGTACATAATCGTACAGTCCTCCAAGAGCTTGGTGCTCTGCGTAACTTGTTGTCTGCCAATGCAATAGATGTAATTGCTCGTGGAAATGTGTAAGCTTAGCAGCTACATTTTCCAGTGTCATTTCTCCTCCAGAAGACTTCATCATCTCCTCAGGGAACAGGGATTTAATTGCCATTATTTAGGTTTTATATTAAGCACCGTATTTAATTTCAACTCCTTGGATGTGTGCAGTCCATCTAATTGTTTCACCAACTACACCTGTCACTTTTATATCAAGAGCATCATTTGTATCATCTGCTGTGATGGTTACATCATATGCAGCATTATCTTCAACATCTGTACCAATAGTGCTCACTGTACCAATTAAAGAGGTTGTACCACCAACATTCTTAATAGCAACCTTTCTAATATAATGAGCTGCTGAAGCTCCGTTAGATCTGATTCCAGCAATACTAATTGTAGCAAATAGTGCAAAACCAGAGGCAATTGTGATGCGATCGTCAAATCCATCTAACCAAAGAGTTGTAGGAGCAGCATTTGTAGTTTTAGTTCTGGCTACAAGATCAATTTGTTGACTGTCACCAAAATCTGCAAATGTTCCACTGCTCCAAGATCTTTGACCATATCTAGTTGTAACAGCACCAAACCCACCTAAAATTGCAGAACCCATACTAGATACACGATTAAATCCTCCACCACCAATAAATGAATACTCACTATTTAAAGTGATTTCATTTGCTGAACCACCTACTATAGTAGCTCTGCCAGCAGTTGCCAAGTTCCCATCTCCACCAGCAATGGTCGAAGAAAAACCTGTTGCTGAATTAACAGTACCAAAAGCAGTGGAGTACTCTCCACTAGCAACATTATCTGTTCCGTCTCTCAATGTTGAATTTAAACCAGTGCCCGCAATAACAATTGTTGGGGGAGCTAAATCAGCTACATCTTGAGCTGTAGCTTTAACAGTGCTACCAGATTGTACAATAGCAAGCTCTTCTGTTCCCGTAAGAGGGGTGGAGGCTGCTGTAAGTTGACTAATCTTTTTATCCATAGTATTAAAGGATTATGCGACTTCCGTCTTCTTGAAGAATGTATTGATTGTCTATAGATGTGGAACTTTCCAGGAGAAGAAAATCTCCTACAACAGGACCACAACATTCATACGTCTGGATTTCTTTCCAGTTGCCCACCTTGGGCTTTGTTCTAGCTAGGATGACACTGCTAGACACAACTCTGCCTGTACCATCATAACGTACAAAGGCTTTCAGGTCTTTTTTATTTGTTGCCATGTTTAACCAATTGAGGGGGTTGTTGTAGTAGTTGTTGTTTCATTGCAGCACTCGTAGGTTTGGATTTCCATCCATTTACCCACCTTAGGTTTCTTGCGTCTTAAGACCAAGCTACCTGCAACCACTCTGCCGCTTCCATCAAAGCGGACATAAGCTCTTAAATCTTTTTTACTATTTGCCATTTCTAGTGTGTTTAGGATTGTTTTTTATTAGCTTTTGCAGCTTCTTTAATAGCTTCTCTAATAGCTTTTTCTTCTGGGGTTACTTTCTTAATTGGCATGATATTTAAATTTTATGGGTTATAGAATACACTCCAGCCTTTTCCTACAAGACTTGCTTCAGCTGCTAAACCTGCAACAGATGGTGTAGCACTAGTTCCACCATTAACATCAACATATCCACCTGTTAAACCATTATTATCAAGTGTAATAAGAACATGATCTACAGAAGCTTGTGTTAAAGCATTATTGTTCAAATTAACATCATTCAAGTTTATACAATCTGTAATATTTATATGCTGAAGTCCCGTACCTGTATTATATAATTGATTAAATGAAGTGAGTCCTGTAAAATCTAAAGATGTAAATGCCATATTATCACCATCCCACTCGCCAAAACCTTCTAATTGCTGAAGATTGGAGATTGACTGAGCTACACCAGGACCAAACCCAATCTCAAAATCTTGAATCTGACTAGGATTATTTATACACAGATAAACAGTGTGAGGAATTGAATCTCCAAAGTTGTATTCAAAATCATAATCACTTCCATCAGCAGAAAGAGAAAAATTCTCACTCACTGTAGATGTCCAATGAACAGATCCTGTTAAATTAGCTCCTCCATTTACAGTTTCTAGTGTAAACCCATACAAGCCACTTTCACTATCTGCAACAACTTGAATTGCTACACAACATGTGTATCCACCATCATTTTGAAAAGGATCGCAGCATTCATAAGCTTGCATTTCTTTCCAATTGCCATTCTTAGGCATAGAACGTCTAAGCACAAGGCTTCCAGGAACTACTCTTCCTGTCCCATCAAAGCGAGCATACGCTTTTAAGTCACGTTTGTTAGGGGTCATTTTATTAAATTTTAATAATTGAGATTATATTTCTCTTTTAGAGCCAGTAGCTCCGATACATAAAAATGTGTGCATCTTTTCTTGCTCTCCTCATGATGGAATACAACATGGAGGTGAGGATCTTTAAAAGGATCTTTTCCTAGGTGATATGCTCCTTTGTAGAAATATGGCACATCTCCCATGAAAGGTCCTGTAATTCCTGCATTATGAAGGATGGGGTGGGTTTCTAGCTTTGTTATTGGATCAGGAGACCAAGCAAAGCTCATTTCAGGAACCACCCTTGTCTCTTGTTCTCTAGCCCACAGGTTCCAAAGCACAGCCCACATATCAGCACACCAGCTTTGGAATCCCTTGTTCTCATTTTCAAAATACTTCTTGTTGATGTTCATCAATTGAACACGGATGTTTATGCAGGCAGACATTACATCTTGCCAGAACTTAGCATCTATGTTCTTCAAGAGGTATTGTGCACCTCCAGAATGGTCGTTGTATTTCTCACAGATTGCTCTGTTTACACCAACCAGTTTGCTTACATCATCCAGAACATCTATCTTTTTGTATTCTTCCAGCTTTTCTGGGAGAACATCTTTCACCTTGCTGTCAAAGTAGCTAGCATTGATGTAGCTATTTGTATCAGACAGGTAGTTTACATCATCATCAAGAAACTTGGTTACATCAAATTTCTCTGTAAACAGGATGTCGCAGTCACAATAGAATACTGCTTTATCCTTCATCTCAGGATGTTCTGTGAAATACTTGGATAGGACATAGGGTCTGAGGATGGGAATGTATATCCCCAAGAGCTTGCTGACATCATCTACATCCTTGTAGAAATGGAACTCAGCCTCTGGGTATAGCTCCACAACCTGCTCCCATTTTGTGTTCTTGTCTCTAAAGCTAGGAATAAAGACAAGCACAATAGCCTTGTCAGAGTGTCCCAGCTTTCTCAGGTTTTCTAGCCATAGATGCACTTGCCATGTGTAATACGTATCATCTGGCTGTGCACAGACAAATTTCAAATCCTTCATATGTAGTTGTAGTTGGTTTTACGTTCTATTAAGGAGCAGCTGTAGTGGTTGTAGTTGTTGTACCAGCAGCAGCTGTAACTTTAATAAGTTTATCCAGCTGTTTAGAAATCTGCTGTAACAACTTAGCCTCTTGGCTCCATCCTATTTGTTGATTAGGTGTTCCCATTTTGTGATGCTTTGATATCTACTTTAAATTTTACTGCTATATTTTCAGTATATTGTTTTCCAATACATGTATTTTAATTAGTTGTTACTATACAACCTCTTGCAACTAATGTAGCTTTTGCCGCATTACCAGTTGCAGAAGGCGCACTACTTGTACCAGTTATAGTAATTATTCTATTACTTAATAGAGTTGTTCCATTGGTTCCGTCTAATTTAGCTAATTGTACCAAAATGTTATCTACGCTTGTTTGATTTAATGCACAACTTGTCATTATCCAATTTCCTGTATTCAGTGCAGTAGTTTTTTCAAAACGCAATAATGATGTACCAATATTAAAAGTTGTTAATGCGGCAGTTCCAGATATTAAACTTATTAAAGAAGTTCCAGTAGTATTAGACGCTATTGTTTGAATAGAAGGAATTGAAATGCTAGTTAAAGATCCCATACTAGTCCAACCAATTATAGCTGCTGGCCCACCAGCAGTATTAATTATTGTAGTTAAAACTGGAAAATTTATACTTGTTATTGCAGTTAAACCACTAAAAGATAAATTA